AGTTCGATGCTCTCGGCGGCCTGATCGACGACTGCATGGATGACTTCATCACGGACTTCCGTGAGAAGGTCTTCGATGACGGGAATGCGACCGGCGCCAAGACGCTTCATGGCTTCGAGTCAATGTTCTCGAACAGTGGCGAGCTGTCCCTCGGTGTTGTTGGTGCCCCCAACGATACCTATGGAAACCTCAGCACCTCGCTTGGAAATTACGGTGGTGACTGGACGCCTGACACTGGTTCTGCATGGCCCACTGGGTCGGGAGACGCAGAATACCACTTCTGGTCTCCGCTTATTGTCGACTACACGAGCGACAATACGACGCCCGGCTGGACTGCTTCGACAAAAACATGGGTGAATACCTGGCAGGAGGTCCTTAGGTGGGCTATGGCCTACCAGGAAATAATCCAGAAGCACGCTTTCGACTTCTGCATTATGGCCCCCAATCTCTTGCTGGCCGCCAAGCAGAGCCTCGAAACCGATCAGCGGTTTGAGTTGACGCAGAATGGCCCGCTCACCGAGATGGGATTCCGGACGCTCGCCTACGAGGGAATTGAATTGCAATCCTCGTACGCTGTCCCGACGTCGGTTGCTTACTTGTTCAGTTGGGACAAGGTTGCCCTTATGGCGATGGAGAAGCAGCTTGTCACTGTCGAGCAAGACAATGACATCACCGACTCTACGGACCTGTACCACCTTGACTCGTTCTGCAACCTGAAGTTCGAGTCTCCGGCGTTCAACGCCAAGTTGGTGTCCATCACGTAAGCCGGGGTCCATCGCAGGGGTTTTCTTAACACATTTACGACTTTTTTGGAGGATATACAAATGACGCCCGTACTTGCATTGCCGTTCCCGCGGGGAACCACGTTTCAGCAAGGGTTGTCCTTGACTCCCACTGACACGTCCTTCCAGGATCTTGAGGGAAAGATTTTTGAGAGTCATGATACGGTCCATGGTACTGGCCGTATGATCAAGCTGCGTGTTGTCAAAAACGACACAGGCGCCGTCATTACGGTGGCGAGAAGATTCGTGACGTTCAGCACTACCAGCGCCTACGACTATGGCAGTCGCGTCTCCGGCTTTTCGGGGGCTGGCAATGTCTGCAAGCCGATTGACGACAAGTATGCAGTCGGCTTCGAGATTCCCGACGACGACCTCTTCTACGTGGTGGAGGAAGGTCCTTGCAACGTATTGACCGAAGCGTCGGCCGTCGCGCTGACTGGCACTGGCAATGTCGTAGCAAGCGATGCGAGTGGATATGTGAACGGCACTCCGTGTAACCAGGCGACGGAGTATGCTGCTGGTGTTATTGGCCCGGCGGCCACGTCCACGGCTACTGCGGTCGTGGTTAACGTCGAGGCTGGCTTGCACCGAATTGGTACGTAAGTTCATGGGGTGTGGTGGCCCGCCTATCCGTCCCGGGCGGGTCACCACGTTTTTAATATGAAGCGGCGAGATGACCACAATGTGAGCTGGCCGCACGATGCCTTAGGGGTGGTGGTACCGCCTCGCCTTGAAGACCTGTTCAATAGCCGAACTCTGTTGCTCGGCCTACTGAATGAGCTTGACACGATCACGTATCGCCTGATGAGCATGGCCAACTTTGAGTGCTGCTCCTTGATGGACATGAAGACACATGTGGCAGCCTTGCGTGCAGAGCGACAGAGAATCCTGCAGCAAGCACCTTTCACGCAGTGTAATTGCAAACCTACGGATGACTGCCAGAAGTGCGAGGGTCGCAAGTGGATAAGCGGCATCCAATACAGCCAGGAATCTCGCCTGGAGGGCGAGTCGAAGTTCGGGGTTTGATTCAGCGACGAGGTTCGTCTGAGTACGCTCCGATATCACAGCAGAAAGTCTGCCGTGTGATACTTGAAGTCAACGACATGGACATAACCCTGATGGCATACGGAGACCTGGCTGACACGCTTGCTGGGTTTGCGGCAGCATCGCCACTAACCGTAAAGGGTGATCTTCATTTTGCACAATGGACAACGGGCGACGGGACGCTGCATCGCAGGATCGGTGTGCGAGTAGAGGAAATTGACCATGAAGACGCTTGATCCAGACCTGCTGATGCGGCAGTTGTCTGGCGCCAACTCTGCGATTGACATACGAAACCTGCTAGGCGAGGTAATGAACTCGTTTGGTGGGCAGACTGTGTTTGCTAACGAGCTGGTGGAGAGCATTCGGGCGGCGGAGGCAGGTAGTACCGTCAAGCTGAACGGATTAACGAGCGTAATGCGGGCAATGCTGCAGCACGGTTACGTGGGTGGGGATGATGAAACAATGGACGAGGAGTCAATCAAGGCTCAGATCGCCGACATCATCAGAGAGGAGCGTGACGATGAGTAGCATGATGTCAGTAAAACATGTCCGCCTCGTCAAGCTAGCAAGCACTCTCGCTAAGCTCAAGGCCGAAGCCCTGTCTTTGTATCAGCCGCTGCCCGAGGTTGAACGATTTCATGCGAGCATGAAGAAGTACCGGGTAGTTGACGGCTCTAACAGGTCTGGAAAGACAAACGCTGGGGCTGTCGAATCTGCCCGTGTGTTCTGCGGCTGCGACCCGTACGACAAGGCCGTGAAGGAGAACGGAAAAGGTCTGGTTGTAGGTCTTGACGGAGACCACCTGGGGATGATGTGGGCGAAATGCGCCAGGCCAGGTGCATTCTCAATCATTCGCGACGAGCGCACAAAGATGTGGAGGGCGGTTCGGGCAGACCCCAACGACCCTATTCGTCTTGACCCCTACGATGAAGCATACCGGGAGAAGTGGAAGGAGTCTCCGCCACTCTTTCCTCCTCGCATGATCCGCTCGATTGCCTGGGAAGAGAAAGGCAAGGGCATCCCTCGTCGTGTTGTCTTCCAAAACGGCTGGGATACTCTGTGGCGATCATCCAAAGGCGACAGCCCGCAGGGAGACCATCTGAACTGGGTGTGGATAGACGAGCAGATAGAAAACGAAGAGTTCTTCGAGGAAGGCCGCCGCGGTATTGTGGCCCTCCGAGAGAAAAGGCAGCACATGCCGCGTATGATCTGGACGGCCACCCCCCAGAACCTCAACCCTCAGTTGTCGGACTTGCGAGAAGCGGCTGAAGGTGAGAGTGGGTATGTAGATGCGTTCAAGCTGCTCATCGCCAACAACCCATACATCCCTGACGAAGAGAAACAAGCGTTTTTTGAAGGCCTATCGGAAGACGAGCGGGACGTACGCTGGTTCGGTATTCCCGCCATCGCAAGACAGAGAGTATATCCGTCATACAACCCGGCTGGGATTCACGGTTGTGACCCGTTCGAGATCGATATCACTAAATGGACACGGTACGTGGCCTTGGATCCCGGTCGGCAACATTGCGGCACGGTGTTTTTCGCTATCGATCCTGAACAGGAGCACGTGTGGGTGTACGATGCCTTCGATTTGAGGAACTCGGACGCACAAGGATGGGCGGGCGAAATAGCCAAGAGGCAACGCGACATCAAGTTCGAGTCGTTCGTGATCGATCAGCAGATG